GTATTGAACAATTGATCCAACAGGCAAATGATAAAGATTTTGCCGCCGCTAATAACACATTTGCTGAAATTATGGCAGCAAAAATGAATGATGCTTTGGATCAAGAGCGGATTAAAGTATCCGGTCAAATTTATAATGGTCTTGAAGAAGAGGACCCCGAAGAGGAACAACTTGAATTAGACCTAGATGATGAAGTAGCTACAGACGAAACTGAAGCTACTGATGAAGCAGAGGTTGAAGTCGGAGAAGAAGATGAGTATGTTGAAGACGAATCTGATACAGAATACGCCGATGAAGACTCTGAAGACGATTAGAGAAGCTGTAAAGAAAGAACGTACAGTTTTTAAAAGAAAATATGATGGCTTTAAATTAGAAATCATTCAAAGATTTGATAAATTTGAAGCTTATGTAGACGGTGAAAAATTAGATACATACGATACAAAACAGCATGCGCAGAAAATGCTTATGCAGTTTGTTAGGGAAGTAGATTAATGAAGCTTATTGCTGAATACACAGAAAATGATATTCAATGCTTGGTCGAAGCCAAGGAAGATGGTACAAAGAATTATACCATTGAAGGTGTATTCGCGCAAGCTGAACAAAAGAATAGAAATGGTCGTATCTATCCAAAGCCTGTTATGGAGGCTGCGGTTAAAAAATACGCCAAAGAACAAGTTGCAACTAAAAGGGCCGTTGGTGAGTTGAATCACCCTGAAGGGCCTACTGTAAACTTGGATAAGGTTTCTCACCTCATTACCGATCTCAAATTTGAGGACAACAATGTGGTGGGTAAGGCAACTATCTTGGACACTCCAATGGGACAAATCGTTAAAGGTTTGCTTGAAGGTGGTGTGCAGCTAGGTGTCTCAACTCGTGGTATGGGTAGCCTTGAGAGACGTGGCGACGCCATGTATGTCAAAGATGACTTTATGCTTAATACGGTTGACATCGTACAAGATCCATCTGCCCCAGGAGCTTTTGTTAATGGGATTATGGAAGGTGTAGATTGGGTCTGGAATAATGGCATCATTGAAGCTCAAGTAATTGAAAAAATGGAGACTGAAATTAAGACAGCTCCACGCGCTGATCTCTATGAGACTCAGACTCGTGAGTTTAAAAATTTCCTCTCGTTACTGAAAAATAAAACATATTAGGAGGTCAAACATGACTGATCAAGTACAAGACCAGGAAGTTGAGCTCGACGAAGAGAAAATCGAAGAAGCTCACGATCCAAAGAATGCGGAAGCACAGTCTATCGCTTCTGTTGATTCTGCTGAAGATAAAGGTCCTAAAGCCAAAGGCCGTAAGGGAGATAAGTCTAACAGCGAACCAATGCAAAAGTTGCCAAATACCAAAGCTGGTATGATCAACGCGGCATACATGAAAATGTCTAAAATGAAAAAAGAAGACCTTGCAGGTATGCTAAAACAAGTTATGGGTGAAGGTGTTGAAGCTGACGAACAAGCTGTTGTAGAAACTGTTGCAGTTGACTACGAAGCTGATTTTTCAGCGGATCTAGATGCGTTGATTGCGTCTGAAGCTACTCTTTCAGAAGAGTTTAAAGCAAAAACAGCCGTAATATTTGAAGCAGCAATCAAATCTAAACTATCAGAAGAAATCGATCGTTTAGAAGAAAACTATAAGACTGAACTCGAAGAAGAAGTAGCAGCTACTAAAGCTGATATGGTCGAGAAAGTCGATAGCTACCTCAACTATGTGGTTGAGAATTGGATGGAAGAAAATAAACTTGCTGTACAATCAGGTCTACGTACCGAGATTGCTGAGAAGTTTATGAACTCATTGAAAGATCTATTTACAGAGTCTTACATTGAGGTTCCAGAATCTAAAGTTGACCTAGTTGACGAACTAGCTGCTGAAGTTGAAGAACTTGAAGAAGCTCTAAATACTTCAATGGCAAAAGCAATTCAAGTTTCTGAAGAACTAGAAACATTGAAGCGTAATGAAGTAATTCGCGAAGCTTCAAAGGATCTAGCTGAAACACAAGTTGAAAAACTTGCGAAGCTTGTAGAAGATATTGATTTCGAAGACGAAGAAACTTTTGCTACAAAAGTAAAAACTGTTAAAGAATCATACTTCAAAAAAGAAACCGTTGAGTCTGTAATTGAAGAAACAAGTGAAGACGACGGCGATGCCGTAGTTGAAGCGTCTGATACAATGGCTCAATACCTTTCAGCGATCCGCAAAGCGGCGCAAAAATAATTTGGGAGTCCAAACAAATGCAATCTTATGACAAACTAGTCGAAAAGTGGGCACCAGTACTTAATGAAGAATCAGCGGGTACTATCAAAGATGCTCACAGAAAAGCAGTAACAGCTGCGATTCTAGAAAACCAAGAAATTGCTCTACGTGAAGAGCGTAGCCAACAGCATTTCTTGTCAGAAGACGCACCTGCAGGTGCTAACACTGGTTCAATCGGAACATGGGATCCAGTATTGATCTCACTTGTTCGCCGTTCTATGCCAAACCTAATGGCGTATGACGTTGCTGGCGTTCAGCCAATGACTGGCCCAACTGGCTTGATCTTCGCAATGAAGTCACGCTACGATGCTGGTACAACAGGCTCAACAGAAGCATTGTTCAACGAAGCAAACACACGTCACGCAGGTACAAAATCAACTGCAGCCGTAACTCAAGAGGGTTCAGGTCTAGACGTAACTAACGCAGGTTCACCTAACACAATCGACTCAGACCGTGTTACTGATCTTGCAACAGCAGCTATGTCAACAGACTCTGCTGAAGCTCTTGGCGATTCTGCTTCAAACGCTTTCGAACAAATGGGTTTCACCATTGAGAAAGCAACTGTGACTGCGAAGTCACGTGCGTTGAAAGCGGAATATACTCTAGAACTAGCACAAGACTTGAAAGCAATTCATGGTCTTGACGCTGAGACAGAGTTGGCCAACATTCTTTCAACAGAAATCTTGGCTGAAATCAACCGCGAAGTAATTCGTACAATCAACTCACAAGCGAAAACAGGCGCGCTACAGTCTAACACAGCAATCAACGGTGTGTTCGACCTATCAAGCGATGCAGATGGTCGTTGGTCAGTTGAGAAGTTCAAAGGTCTAATCGTTCAAATCGAACGTGAAGCAAACACAATTGCAAAAGAAACACGTAGAGGAAAAGGTAACTTCATTATCTGTTCTTCAGACGTTGCTTCTGCTCTTGCAGCTTCAGGCATGTTGGACTATACTCCTGCGCTATCAACTAACTTGAATGTTGATGACACAGGAAACACATTCGCAGGTGTTCTAAACGGTCGTACACGTGTGTACATTGACCCATATGCATCTGCAGATTATGTAACTGTAGGTTATAAGGGTACTAACCCATATGACGCTGGTATCTTCTATTGTCCATACGTACCACTAACTATGGTTCGTGCAGTAGGGGAAGATAACTTCCAGCCAAAAATTGGTTTCAAAACTCGTTACGGTATGGCGTCAAACCCATTCGTAGGCACAAGCCCAGCAAATGGTCTTGCAGCAGCGAAATCAAACCAATACTACAGAATCTTCAGAGTAGACGATATTCTAGGTTCTTAATAAAAAAGAGTTCTATCTCCACTAAGAGGGCTTCGGCCCTCTTTTTTTTAACTTGCTTTTTGTATAAATAGCAGTATGAGCAGTCTAACAGAAAATTTTAATTACTTACAGCCTACTAGTTTTAAACTAGTAATTGATAGAAAGAACTTTCCTAACCTTGAGTTCTTCTGTCAACAGGTGACGCATCCGGGATTATTGATACCTTCTGCTGAAGTGCCAGTCAGAAGAATGCAGTCTATACCTTTGCCTGGAGAATCATTAACTATCAACGAACTATCGGCTGAAATACTTTTAGATGAAAACATGGAAAGTTATACAGAGATGTATAGTTGGATATTAAGGAATCAACATACGAACCTTGATACACATACAGCCATGCAAAGAAAAGAGAAGCCTCCTACATATGCAGACATAACATTATCTATTTTATCAAGTCATAATAACACGACGGTGCAAGTAAGATATGTTGATGCAATGCCTACATCATTAGGAGATATACAATTCTTATCAACAGCGGGCGGACAAGAATTCATAACCTTTCCAGCTACATTTAGGTTCAGTTACTTTGAACTAAAAACAGTTAATGCAACTACAGGATCTATTACAGATTCTTTTAGTGTTACAGGTACGGTAGGACAATAATATGGTATCAAGAAATAGACAACTAGCAGCTTCCATAAAAGATTCGAG